ACACTAAACTAAACAAACCTAGCATGATATGTGTGCATGTGTGAAAACCTAGCCCAAATGTGAGTACTCACACCATACTCACCAGCGTTCCTTAAGTGGGGGCCTGAAATTGCGCAATTTGTTGATCGCCACTAGGCATCTGAGTATGTTGGCTTCGCTCATGGAGCACAATAGTTGCTAGAGTGTGTGCCACAGTGTGTGGCACTGTGTGGCACGTACACGGTTCTAAAGGGCGTTCATGCACCAGTGCAACGCCACACCAGTGCGAGCCGTGTTAAAGGGCGTGCACGAGAGCCGTGTTAAAGGGCGTGCATGCACGACGATGATGTCATCGCAATCGAAAGAGAGTGATTCGATGGCATGACGGCTTGTAAACTTATGCAACTACCTTCAAGTTGGGCATGCGCTTGTGCGTGCGCTTGAAGTTTTGGAATGTCAAACCAACATTCCTGCCTCGCCAGCGTAGTTTCACTTGTGGCGAGCAAAAAAAACATCAGATGTTGTGTCTTGTTACTCTTGTAAAACCCACGCAACTTTACGAATGACGTTGCTTTCAGTATAACTCACTCGATGCTGATAGCATGACGATGTGTCTTTCGAAATAAAGGGCGTGATTAGTCAATTCTGCCATTCTGGACACGTACCATTGAAAAGTGCTTCACAAATCCGCATCTCATCGTTTGTTCCTCCTTCCAAAATATTCGTTTGGGATGGGTAATCTTGTGTCTTGTCGCAATAACAAAATGATGAAAGCGTGTGGATGTATCTCTCCGACTCTCTCTGTAGAAATCACAAGATGATGATAGATATGAGAGCATGATGAGGATAGCATGGCGATGTATCTCTCCGAGTCTTGCTGTCGAAATCACAAGATGATGATAATAGCATGATGAGGATTGCATCCGACGCAGAGCAACGCATCAGTCGTGTTTAAAGGGGCGTGTGCGGGACGGTCGTGTTAAAGGGGCGTGGGGTCCGGTCGTGCATGCTGGCGTGTTAGTAGACATCTCCTGATAATATCATCATATTGCATCATATTAGCATGACGATGTGTCTGTCGAAATCACAAGATGATGATAGCATGGCGATGTGTCTGTCGGAATCACAAGATGATGATAGCATGGAAATGATTGTGTGCGATGTGCTTGTTTGTCCAAAACGGGGTTTCCAAAACAAGTTTATGCTCCCCAAACGAAGATTTCGGAAAGCCGAAACAGCATTTCAGAATGATTTTTCGAAGCACTTTTCAACGATTTGTAGCCCAAATCGAGTACTCACGCCCTTGAAAAGTGCTTCGAAAAAGCATTCTGAAACGTTCGTCCGACCGTCCAAAATCTTCGTTTGGGATGGGTAAAGTTGTTTGAAGTTTATGCTCACCAAACGAAGATTTTGGAAGGTGGAACAAAAGATGAAATGCAGATGTTCGATGCACTTTCAAGGGTGTGAGTACTCAATTTGAGCCACGAACCCTTGAAAATGCGTCGAACATCTACATTTCATCTTTTGTTCCGCCTTCCAAAAACTTCGTTTGGTGAGCATAAAGTTGTTTGTTTAAACAACCAACATGCAAGCGAGCAATCAATGCCAATCATACGTTTCTGTGTAACACCATTGAAAGGATGGGCTTAAAAAACAACCAAGGCTGAGAGTTTGACAAAGACTGTGACATAGTCATGCTGTCATCATCTTGTGATCTCGACTGACACGTCGTCACCTATCACAATGAGATGTCGACTCACGCACGCTCCTTTAACACGACTCGCTCGCACGCTCCTTTAACACGACTCGCTCGCACGCACGCTTCTTTAACACGGCTCGCACGCACGCCGGACAACGGTGGTTCTATTGAAAAAATCATCATGCTATGACCATCTTGTGATTTCGACAGACACATCGTCATGCTATCATCATCTTGACTTAGACAGACAAATAGACTGCGACATAGTCATGCTATCTACAGACACATAGTCATGCTATCATCATCTTGTGAGTTCGACAGACACATCGTCATACTATCATCATATTGTGAGTTCTACAGAAACATCGTCATGCTATCATCATCTTGTGAGTTAGACACATCTCCATGCTATCAAAATGAGAAGTCGACTAACGCGCGCGCACCCGCCCTTTAACACGGCTCGCACGCACACCCAGACAACACCACGGCTGATGCCATGCATTTCTATGGAAGAACTCACCATGCTATCATCATCTTGTGAGTTCGACAGACACATTGTCATGCTATCGTCATGCTATCATCATCTTGTGAGTTCTACATGCATATCGGCATGCTATCACAATGAGACGTCGACTAAGGTCGGAATAACGCACGCCCCTTTAACACGGCTCGCACGCACGCCCAGACAAACCACGACTGATGCCATGCATTTCTATGGAAGAACTCACCATGCTATCATCATCTTGTGAGTTCGACAGACACATCGTCATGCTATCATCATCCTGTGAGCTCAACTGACACTGTTACAGTGACGCATCGCCATGCTATCATCATCTTATGTTCTCGACTGACACGGTTAAAGTGACACATCGTCATGCTATCATCATCTTGTGAGTTCGACAGACACATCCTCAAGGATTCGTCATGCTATCATCATCTTGTGAGTTCTACATGCATATAAGCATGCTAATATGATGCTATCACAATCAGACGTCGACTAACGCACGCCCTGCCCGACAACATGGCCCACACGCCCGACAACGCGCTGACAACACGCTGATGCCATGCTTTTCTATGGAAAAAAAACTGACCATTCAATCATCCAGTGAGTTCGACAGGCAAATCGTCAGGCTATCATCATCTTCCTAGCGGCGCGTCACGGAGATCATCTTGTGAGTTCGACGGACACATAGTCATGATATCATCATCTTGTGATCTCGAGTCTCAACTGAAACTGTTAGTCTGTTACAGTTACACATCGTCATGCTGTCATCTTCTTGTGGTCTCGACATGCATATCGGTATGCTATCACAATGAGACGTCTACTAAAGCAAGTTCTTTAGCAAGACTCGCAAGCACGCTCCTTTAACACGGCTCGAATGCACGCTCTTTAACACGGTGGACTCATAGTGCCCGGCACTGACCGCATCACTGTGTGAGGTGGACAGACACATCGGCATGCTATCATCATCTTGTGAGTTTTACAGACGACACGACGGTGTGAGTTGTATCGGCATACTAGCATCATGTGAGGCGTGTGCTTTCGACATGCAAGACTCGCACGCACGCCCCTTTAACACGGCTCGCACGCACGCCTGGAAGTGCGACTTTGTTGCTCGCCACGATGCATGCTATCATCTTGTGGTCTCTATTGACACATCGACATGCTATCATATTGTGAGTTCGACAGACACATAGTCATGCTATCATCTTGTGAGTTCGACATACACGTGGCGTTCGACAGACACATCGTCGTGTTGTCATCTTGTGAGTTAGACATACACATGGACCGTTACATGGTCATGCTATCATCTTGTGAGTTCGACATACACGTGGCGTTCGACAGACACATCGTCGTGCTATCATCTGGTGAGTTCGACGGACACATCGCCATGCTGTCATCTTGAGTTAGACAGACAAATCTTCATGTTGTCAACGAACCAACATTCGATCGAGCAAATATTGCAAGGACGTGCTTACAAAACACAACCAACATGCTAGCGAGCAATCATGCGATCTGTGTAACGATTGCAAGGAATGGTTTACAAAACAGACATGCGCTCTGCATTGATGTTCGTCTTTGTAAAAACATTGCAAGGATGGGCTTACAGAAAACCGCCAAATGCGAGATGCATTGATGAACGTCCAGTCGTCGGCAACTAGCCCCCTTTTTTCCGACAATCTCCATTTCGAACATTTCGACAACAAAAGTTACCCCTCCCAAACGAAGATTTTGGAAGGCCGAACCAACCTTTCCGAATGTGTGTTCGAAACAATTTTCAACGATTCGTAGCCCAAATCGAGTACTCATGCCCCTGAAAAGTGCTTCGAAAACACATTCGGAAAGGTTGGTTCGGCCTTCCAAAATCTTCGTTTGGGAGGGGTAAAAGTGTCAACTACGAATCCAATCAATCCAGGTTGACACTTTACACACAGCACAAACATGCGAGATGCATAGATGAACGTCGGGTGTTTTCTTTGTAACCGTATTGAAAGGATTGGAACGAGCAAAGCTCTCATCAAACGCACTTTTATGTTCCAAACGACGATTTTTTGGAAGGTAGTGTGGACATCCGGACGACCATTTCAGAATGCGTTTCCCGTGAAGTACTGTTCAACGTTTCGTAGCCAAAATCGAGTACTCAAACCCTTGAAAATTGCTTCACTGGAAACGCATTCTGAAATGTTCGTCCTGCCTTCTCAAATCTTCGTTTGGGAGGGTACGTTTGTGCACGTTGCATTATTACGTATGCCATCAATGGCTGAGTGGCAATGGGGCACTGATGCAACCACAACATGCGAGTGACGCATCCACACAAATAAAAAGAAAACTAAATGAATCAACGGTCCACCATACCCCAGCCAGTACCACAGTACCCTCTTGTTCGTTTTTCGTCACGAAAAAGAAACAAAACTGAACTGAAAGGAGGCATGGAGAAAGAACAGGCTGCGATTTGCACCCTCTGCAACGAATCCGATGAGCGATGTGCGGAAACGATGTGCACTCTGCGTGGACGATTGAGATGCGGGCGATGCAACTCGGCTTGGTATTGCTCGGCGAAATGCCAAAAGGCGCACTGGAATTTCGAACACCGATTGGTGTGCAAACCATCGTCGGGCGAACGACCCCCAACGACCGATGCGCCGGTAATGAATGCGATTCCAACTGGATGCGCTTGTGGTGGCGAGTTGCGTCTGGCGCACGTGACGTGCATGACCAAGCGTGCGGTGAAACTGTCGCTGAAACAGAGAGGCGAAGATGCGTGGTGCCTGTGCCGGATTTGCGGGCAGCGTTTCACGGGAGAGATGCTAGTCGCCCTGGCACGTGCATGGGTCGAACGGACGACCGACCGCCAACCGACCGACCGCCAACCGACCGACCGCCAAACGACCGACGAGCGTTTCGGGGCGTTATCCAATCTCTGCGCAGCCCTTGTGGAGGTTGCGAATTACGGCGAAGCGCTTACAATGCTACTAAAATTGCAGACAATCGGGCACGACGACCCACGTTTGCTCCGCATCATGTGCACGATCGGACTGGGCCTCGTGAACAATGGAATGTATGTCAGCGCCGACGCTCTCTTCAGACAGTTTCTCGACGGGCGTCCGGGCGATGCTCTCAACGACACGTGCATGCGCATGGGACTGTCCAATCTTCGTAGTGATGTCCTCGAAGTTGTAAAACGCGCACGAGGCGCTAAACACCCCGACGCGCAGGCGCTAGCGGATTACCTCGAACGGCGCCTCGATTGGCATGGTGAGGCGGAGACGAAAGAGCCGGTCGCACACGGGCCACTTGCGTCATCCACACTTGCTTCTTCCAACCACCGCCACTGCTGGATATGCCTGGAAGATGCACCCATTCCGTCGCACATGGGATGCGCGTGCCGTGGCTCTGCGGGGTTTGCCCACATTGAGTGCCTCGTCGGATACGCAACCGTCGAATTCGGAAAAAGCAACAAGAGCCACGCTTGGGACGAGTGCCACGTGTGCAAGCAAAAATTCACCGGAGGCGTTGAACTGGCCATGGCACGCGAATGGTTCAAACAGAGCAAACTGCACCGCGAGCAGGCGAAGGGTGCGGCGCAGCAGCGTCTCGCCGACCGAATCCACCTCGATGCGGGCGACTGTCTAGCCAACGCGCTGTTTAACGCCAAGAAAAATCCGGATGAAGCGCTGGCGTTGTTTCACAAACTGCACGCGGAAGCAACGAGATTGCACGGCGTGTCGCACCCTAGGACGCTAGGCATCGCCTGCAACATCGGTGCATCCCTCAGTGGCCTTGGCAGGTTTAAGCAGGCGGAGACGGTGCTTCGGCTTGCGAGCGAGGAGGCGACGGTGCGACAAGCCAAGTCCCCGAACGGCGAGGTCGGCATCCCCGCGGCTGAATTGAGGAAACTCATAAGGAGCATCGACGGGAACTTGGCGGCGACCCTGTTGAGCAACGAAAAGCTCGAAGAGGCCGGTATCATCATGCGGCGCCTCGTAGACATGCACCGCCGCGATGTCGGTCCAGACGACTTGTCGACGCTCACATGCGAGTGTAACTTGGCAGCGCTCATCTCACAAACGCCTGACCGCCTGCGGGAAGCATCGGATATGACCATCGACACGCTCGGCCGGAGCCTGCGAAAATTGGGCGCCGAACACCCATTCACGCGGCACGTCTCGACCAGCCTGTCTCAACTCCTGGTTACCTCCAAAGTCGAAGTCCACGGCATCCAGGGCGAGTCTGCTCTGAACGGCCAGGTTGGAATTGCGACGGCGTTCGACACGGCGACGCTGCAGTTTGACGTAAAACTGCCGAGAGGCACGGTGTCGGTTCCGTTCGCCAACGTGCGGAGTGTTGAATACACTCACACTCGGCGCGCGAAATGTGCAAATGAACGATGCGAACGAGATGCCGCCAATGCATGCGCCCGATGCTTGGGTGTTTCTTACTGCAGTAAGGAGTGCCAGATGAAACACTGGATGAAGCACAAGCCGAATTGCACACGTCAACGCGACGCCGAGCAATGAACTTTGAACTTTACCCCTCCCAAACGAAGAGTTTGGACGGATGAACACACGATTATATGCGGATTTCGATGTAGCGAACACAAAAATTGCGCAATCTCGCACCCACTACTTGACGAAGGAGCGTCCATACGTGAGTACTCAACAATCAGGTCAATTGGACACATTTCGTTTCAATCATTTCAGTGTCCATTTTAAATTAGCCTGATTGTTGAGTACTCACGTATGGACGCTCCTTCGTCAAGTAGTGGGTGCGAAATTGCGCAATTTTGGTTCGCCATACCGGCGCCGGATTTTCGAAATACTTTTCAAGGGCGTGAGAACTCAATTTGGTCCACGAACCATTGAAAAGTCGACCTACATACAATCCGCATTTCATCACGTGTTTTCATCCTTCCAACTCGACCCTCCCAAACGACGATTTAGGATTCGTTTGGGTAGTCAAACGACTTTAGGTGCCCCGGACTGTAGGCCACACTGAGGAGCACGCGGGGGACACGCTGCGAGCCCCGCCGAGCGGCCGAGCCGCGTCCCGTCCGCATCTCTTTGATTGTCACCTGTCGGGTTTACAAACTTAATTCCGCAGTAGTCAGCCGTCGGCAACTAGTCCCCCTTTTTTTCGACAATCTCCATTTCGAACATTTCGACAAAAACTTCAACTTGGACTCGTGATTGGAACTTTTGTCGAAATGATCGAAATGGAGATTGTCGAAAAAAAGGGGGACTAGTTGCCGACGGATGGCAGTAGTAGTTTGTAGAATTACTCATGGGCACTCCCCATGCTACGAAACCCGACCGGTCGTTGAATCAACGTTCTTTCTGTCTCGCGGGACCTGGGCGGCGTCTGCCGTGCTCTTCAGCCGGCCCACTAGATGGCTGCATGGCATGCCGATGCGTCGAAATCACACCCTGATGATAGAATACAGGTGTATCCATCTACCAAACTCACAAGACGACTGAGAATATTTGTCATTCAATCTTTGATGGAATCATGAGGATGCCGAACCGGTGTTGCGATTGTGACTATTCGCAACACACGGTTATGAATCGAATTTACAATCCACAGACATTGGAACTTGGCCTGATTTTGAGTACTCACGTATGAAAATCCATTCGTTAAGTCGTGGGTGCGAAATTGCGCATTTTTTTGTTCGCTATACCGCACCGCCTGTGAGTTTGTCAAACACATAGACTGTGACATAGTCATGCTGTCATCATCCTGTGGTCTCGACTGACACATCGTCATGTATCACAATGAGATGTCGACGCACGCCCCGACAACACGGCTCGCACGCACGCCGGAAAACGGTTCTATTGAAAAATCATTATGCCATGGTCATCTTGTGAGTTTGACAGACACATCGTCATGCCATCATCATCTTGTGACTTCGACAGACACATCGGCATGCGATCATCATCTTGTGAGTTTGACAGACACATCGGCATGCGATCATCATCTTGTGTTCTAGACAGACACATCGTCATGCTATCATCATCTTGTGAGTTTGACAGACACATCGGCATGCTATCATCATCTTGTGAGTTTGATAGACACATCGGCATGTTATCATCATCTTGTGTTTTCGACATGCATATTGGCAAGCTATCACAATGAGACGTAGACTAAAGAAAGCCCCGCCCTTTAACACGACTCGCACGCACCGTTAATACGGCTCGCCATCATCTTGTGTTTTCGACATGCATATTGGCATGCTATCACAATGAGACGTAGACTAAAGCAAGCCCCGCCCTTTAACACGACTCGCACGCACGCGCCTTTAACACGACTCGCACGCACGCCCCTTTAACACGACTCGCACGCACGCCCCTTTAACACGACTCGCACGCACGCCCGTTAATACGGCTCGCCATCATCTTGTGAGTTTGACAGACACATCGGCATGCCATCATCATCTTGTGAGTTTGACAGACACATCGTCATGCTATCATCATCTTGTGGTCTCGACAGACACATCGTCATGCTATCATCATCTTGTGAATCAAGTTGTGATCTCGACAGACACATCGTCATGCGGTCATCATCTTGTGATCTCGACAGACACATCGGCATGCGATCATCATCTCGTGAGATTGACAGACACATAGGCATGCTATCATCATCTCGTGAGATTGACAGACACATAGGCATGCTATCATCATTTGTGCGCTCGACAGACACATCGTCATGCGATCATCATCTTGTGAGTTTGACAGACACATCGGCATGCGATCATCATCTTGTGAGTTTGACAGACACATCGTCATTCGATCATCATTTTGATCATCATTTTGTGCGCTCGACAGACACATCGTCATGCCATCATCATCTTGTGACCTCGACAGACACATCGGCATGCGATCATCATCTTGTGAGTTTGACAGACACATCGGCATGCGATCATCATTTTGATCATCATTTTGTGAACTCGACAGACACATCGTCATGCCATCATCATCTTGTGACCTCGACAGACACATCGGCATGCGATCATCATCTCGTGAGATTGACAGACACATCGGCATGCGGTCATCATCTCGTGAGATTGACAGACACATAGGCATGCTATCATCATCTTGTGAGTTTGACAGACACATCGTCATGTTATCATCTTGTGCGTTCGACATGCATATTGGCATTCTATCACAATGAGACGTAGACTAAAGCAAGCCCCGGCCCCGCCCTTTAACACGACTCGCACGCACGCCCCTTTAACACGGCTCGCACGCACGCCTGGAAGCGCCCGAGCCGCGCCGTGCGTCCAATCCGATGCACAAACTGCGCAGGATTTTGCGGCGGATCGTATTGGACGCTCCAGTCAACCTCGGGGATGTCCAGCCTGTCATCTTGAGTTCGACAGTCACATAGTCATGGCATCATCTTGTGAGTTCGTTGAGTTCGATTGACACATCGTCATGATGTCATCTTGAGTTCGACAGTCACATAGTCATGGCATCATCTTGTGAGTTCGTCAGACAAATGGACTGTGATGGTCATGCTATCATCATCTTGTGATCTCGAGTCTCGACTGACAATCGTCATGTTTTTGTAATCATCTTCACGACTTCATCTCGACATGCATATCGGCATTCTATCACAATGAGATGTCGACCAACCCACGCTTGACAACACGGCTCTCGCGCGACGTTTGTGGCTAATCGACTTTTGTGTCTAAACAACATCACTCACGCACCGACAATGCGCATCATCCGCCAACGGCAGTTCTGTGCGCGGACCCTACTGCGCATCTCATCTGCACTGGCACCGGTGCAGACGGGGAGCGGCGCTGGCCAAAAAAGCAAGCTGTTCTAGACTAACACATCGTCATGATATCATCATCTTGGAGGTTCGACGTGCATATCAGCATGCTATCACAATGAGATGTCGACCAACGCACGCGCCTTTCACACGACTGATGGCATGCTTTTCTATGGAAACGATCATCATGCTATCATCTGAGTTCGACTGACACATGGTCATTGCTGTCATCATCTTGTCTTGTGATCTCGACTGACACTGTTACAGTGACACATCGTCATTGCTATCATCATCTTGTGCTCTCGACTGACACTGTTTCAGTGACACATCGTCATTGCTATCATCATCTTGTGCTCTCGAGTCCGGAGAGTCTCGACTGACACATCATCATCCTATCATCATCTTGTGAGTTCGACAGAAACTGTTACAGATGAACATCGTCATGCTATCATCATCTTGTGAGTTTGACACACACATGGTCATTGCTATCATCCTCTTGTGAGCTCGACTGACACATCGGCATGCTATCATCATCTTGTGAGTTCGTCATGCATATCGGCATGCTATCACAATGTGACGTCGACTAACGCACGCCCACCGACAAAGCGACTCACACGCACGCTCCCTTTTAACACGGCTCGCATGCACGCTGCTTTAACACGGCTCGCATGCACGCTGCTTTAACACGGCTCGCATGCACGCTCCTTTAACACGGCTCGCATGCACGCTCCTTTAACACGGCTCGCATGCACGCTCCTTTAACACGGCTCGTAACTTGACTCGCAAGCTCCTTTAACACTGATGATGCCGTGCTTTTCTATGGAAACAAGCATCATGCTATCATCATCTTGTGAGTTCGACAGACACATCGGCGTGCTATCATCTTGTGAGTTCTATAGACACATCGGCATGCTATCATCTTGTGAGTTCGAGTCGGACGGTTACTGTTCGACATACACATCGGCATGCTATCATTAGATTCATTGCTATCAGCATCTTGTGAGTTCGACAGACACGTCTTCATGCTATCATCATCTTGTAAGTTCGACAGACACATCGTCATGCTATCATCATCATGATCATCCTGTGCTCTCGACTGACACATCGGATCGCACGCCCGACAACACGACGGATGCCATGCTTTTCTATGGAAAACTCACCATGCTATCATCTCTTGTGAGTTCGAAAGACACATCGTCATGCTATCATCATCTTGTGAGTTCGACAGACACATCGTCATGCTATCATCATCTTGTTTGTTCGACTGTTCAACTTCGACATGCATATAGTCATGCTATCATCATCTTGTGAGTTCGACAGACACATCACGTGGGTTCAAACCTCACGTCACTGCCGGCCTAGCACGATCGCTCTCCAACTGAGCAGACAGACCAGGAAACCCCACGACAAGGTGAGTCATCTTGTGAGTTCGACAGACACATCGGCATGCTATCATCATCTTGTGAGTTCTACATGCATATAGGCATGCTATCACAATGAGAAGTCGACTAACGCACGCACGCTCCTTTAACACGGCTCGCACGCACTCTCCCTTTAACACGGCTCGCACGCACGCCCCGACAACACGACGGATGCCATGCTTTTCTATGGAAAAACTCCTCGTGCTATCATCCATCATCTTGTGAGTTCGTCGGCTCAGTTCGACAGACACATCTTCATGCTATCATCATCTTGTGTGTTCGACTGTTCAACTTCGACAGACACATCGTCATGCTATCATCATCTTGTGAGTTCGACAGACACATCGTCATGCTATCATCATTTGTGAGTTCGACATCACAATGAGACGTCGACTAACGCACGCACGCTCCCTTTAACACGGCTCGCACGCACGCTCCCTTTAACACGGCTCGCACGCACGCCCCGACAACACGACGGATGCCATGCTTTTCTATGGAAAAACTCACCATGCGATCATCATCTTGTGAGTTCGACAGACACCTCGTCATGCTATCATCATCTTATGAGTTCGACAGACACATTGGGATGCTATCATCTTGTGATCACGAATGACACATGCATGCTATCATCCGACTCTGTCTAGCCCACTATGATGATTCATCATCTTGTGAGTTTATGGCTCCCAAATGAAGATTTTGGAAGGCTGAACAAACCGTCCGGAACGCATTTTCGAAGCACTTTTCAAGGGGTGTGAGTGCTCTATTTGGGCTAAGAAACGTTGAAAAGTGCGTCGAAAAGATGTTCCTGACGGATCGTTTGGCCTTCCAAAATCTTCGTTTGGGGAGCATGGAGTTCGACAGACACATTGGCATGCTATCAATGCCTATCATCAGCTTGTGTTCACGAATGACACATGGTCATGCTATCATCCGACTCTGTCTAGCCCACTATGATGATTCATCATCTTGTGAGTTCGACAGACACATTGGCATGCTATCATCATCTTGTGATCACGAATGACACATGGTCATGCTATCATCCGACTCTGTATAGCCCACTATGATGATTCATCATCTTGTGAGTTCGACAGACACATTGGCATGCTATCCTCATCTTGTGATCACGAATGACACATGGTCATGCTATCATCCGACTCTGTCTAGCCCACTATGATGATTCATCATCCTGTGAGTTCGACATACACATCGGAATGCTATCATCATCTTGTTCTAGATTGACACTTTTACAGTGACACATTGGCATGCTATCATCATTTGTGAGTTCGACATGCATATCGGCTATCACAATGAGACGTCGACTAACGCACGCACGCTCCTTTAACACGGCTCACACGCACGCTCCTTTAACACGGCTCACACGCAAAGGGCTTCGAAAACGCAATCGGAAAGGTTGGTTCATCCTTCCCAAATCTTCGTTTGTGGGGGTACATTTTCAACGGGCAACTAACCCGACGGCGTAAAAAAACGTTTTAAATCGACAAAGGTAGACCAATCCATGAGACGATTGTAAACCACGCCAGCATGCCATGTGAACCATCGATGTTCGCGTCCGCACCGCACCATTCGGACGTCGCCTCGCTCGTGCAACGCGTACGCATAGGAACCGACGACGAAAAGTCGATGGCCGCGACGTCACTGGGCGTTCTCGCGTGCGAGAGCAAGGCCAATCGAGACCAGATTCGCGACGCGGGGGGCATCTCGGCGTTGGTCGCGCTGGCGCGAGTCGGGACGAGCGAGCAGCGTTCGCACGCGTCGTCCGCCCTCGCCGCGCTTGGACCCGAGACTCGGAACAAGCCGACATTCCTCGAACGGTTCGAAGACTGGTCCCGCGCTGGGCCCGTCGAGCATCATCCACTGCTTACGGCGTCGTTCGTAGTGTTGAGTCTGCTGATGGTGTACATCGCATCAACTCTCCGTGGAACCGTCGGCATTGGCGTAGTCTTCGACCAGGACGCCAAGTGCGCGGAGGACTATCAACGCGCATCGCAGCTGTACGATGCAGTCGTCGTGCACGACGCCGAGGCGCTGGGAGAGAACACCAATGGCCAGTTTCGGCACACAACACGGACCCACATCGACGGAGCTCTGGAGTGCATTCCGGTCGGAATCTACATTTTGGCGCACCTGCCCGTGTGCGCCAAGTATCGGACGCTGCTGCATGAGGTCGTACACTATCACCAATGCTTGACCACGCACGACAAGAACCGCGTGCTGCCGCCCGAGCGGATGCGCTCGATGCACCCGCTGCGCCCCATTTGGAACTACGAGCCACACGTCGACCGAGCCGTGTGGGAGGAGGTTGCGACGCACTACCCGCCCGAGCAGTGGGACGTCGAGTTGGAGGCACGCGCCTTGGAACGGTTTGACGGGATTTGGGGAGGGACGAGCCTGTTCCGTCATCTACAGTGAAGAGGACGAGCCCAAACCGATTTAAAGGATTCCATCCCACCACCAGTCTGGTGGGATGCTCTCACGGTTGAGTTACCGCACCATTGGCCATGTACTGTCCTTCGTCGACACGCACCGTGCACTTGGGATGTGCATGCAATCATGTCGCCAGTGGAGAGATGTGGCGACCATCCTCGTTTGTCGGAGATACGCATGCGAGAGCACCAAAGTCGACGCAGTCCTCTCTCTCGTAGTGAAAGTGAGCGAGCATGTGAAGCGAACGGGAACGCGACCATTGCGGTCGTGGGTAATTGGACACGCAAACCCCAACCGTAACGGCCCCGACGACCGTAACGACCCCGACGACGAGTTTGACGACACTCGACTGCAGACACTGGCGACCGTAGCCCGCGTTCCCCGAGTCAAGTCGCTCGAGTGGCTCGCGCGATACGGACTTGCGCAGTACGTCGCATTCTGTGACGCACGACCGTGCCCCGAACGACTGCTTCTCATCGCAACGGAGCGCGATCCCCAGATTACGGCGGGTGGGATCGTCGAAACCTTCACGTATTGGCAGTTTGCGTGGCAACATGCGGACGTCCCGTCTCAACTACAGGGGTGTATCGTGTCCGACCACTCGGCGTTTTTGCCATTCACCGTCGGTAGCAGACTATATGGTTTCATCCCGAAGAACTGTGACTATATGATGACATAGCCACTCCGAAATGAAGCGACACCGAGATGTTGGTTGAGCTTTATGCTCCCCAAACGAAGATTTTGGAAGGCCTAAATCTTCGTTTGGGAGCATGAATTGGGAAGGAGGAAAAAAGGATGAAATCCGGTTTTTCGAAGATTTGGCCCATCTTTTGGTACGCAGGAACAAAAGATGAATGCTGGTTTTCGAAGCACTTTTAATGGTTCGTGGACCAAATCGAGTACTCACGCCCTTACAAAGTTATCCCTCCCAAACGAAGATTTTGGAAGGATTGACAAAAGAGGGAATCCGGATTTCGAAGGAAGCACTTTTAAAGAGCGTGAGTACTCGATTTGGGCTTCGAACCATTGATTTCATCTTTTGTACATCCTTACAAAATCTTCGTTTGGGGAGCATAAAAGTGCTTCGGAAAAACCGGATTTCATCGGCTGTTCCTCCTTCCAAATGCTTCGCTTGGGAGCCATGATGTTACCACCAGGCACGTTTTTTGCGACAAAACCCCGTAAATGTAAATGGTCGATGAATGCATCATCAAACACAAAATGTGCAAAATAATCCAGAGACTAAAACGCAGAATCAGCGCGAATGAGCGACTCATCCTACGGTCGCAGCGCAAGTTGTCACGGCAAGCCGCGTTTATCAGGGCATGCTCCATGCAAAACGAAAAGTACGCGGCCAACTCGCGTTATGCATTGAGCGTCCATAAAAACAGGGCGGTCTCGATGCCCGGTGGCGTCGTATGCACGACCACACACTTTCCCTATTACCCGTACGAGATTCATTAGCATTGGGTTCGTGTCTGAGCCTGGCCCACTGAGCCTGGCCCGCTGTGCCTTGCCCACTGATCCATTCCGACGGCCCATTCGCAACGTCGCGTGCCTCAAAACAGCGCAATGTCAAACTTGTAGTAGCATTCGACGATGAACATGGCGTGCCGCTCCGGCTTGGACGATTCGATGCACGTCTGCATGGTGCTGATGTCGGAGATCACGTACGTCGCCGCACTCAAAATCAGAGACATGGCCTCGTCCATCATCGCATCGCTGCGGATGATGGTCTGGATGCGCTCAAGCGACAGAATGGCCCGCACGTGCTGTTGCCGCTTTGTGTTGTTGGCGCATTTGGCGAGCAAGGAGCATCGGATTTTGTACATGAATCGGAAAAAGGTGTCGTAGACGCCACACACCCGCTCCTGCTGGACCCGCTGCATCATGAACTCGACCGACCGTTCGATGCACGTCCATATCGCAGTGTTGTCGGTGAGGATGGTCGTGTCGTGGAGGACCATCCGAACGATCTGCGTCTGCATGGGCGTGAGGCCGATGTTGTCGAGGATGTACTCCTTACGAAGCTCGTTTTCCGCCTGTTTGTCGTCCCCGATCGCCCTCAGCGTATCGATGACGTCCTGGATGAGCCGATGTATCGTATCCGACGAGCACGTCCGAAACGCCGCCAAGTGCTGCTCGAGTGCCACGTACGTTCGGAATAAGTTCAATGACATGTAAAAGCTCACGTTGCTGAGGTAGCATCCGTAGGAGCGTATCGCGCGTGCGACGTTCGACGCCTTCGAATGGGGGTATACGGCCTTTACCTGCCGGGTGCACACATCGACCTCGTGTTCGGAGACGCAGTCGGCCTTCAATTTGCGAAAGTGATAGCAGACCAGCCATCGACGTATGGCTCGACGAAACTGCGTTTTCGTCGTCATTTTATTGGGCATTTATTTCTCGAAATGTATGCCTCCAAAACGACGATTTTGGAATGCCGAACAAACGTTTCAGAGACTCGGTGAGTCGAAGGTGAGTCGACGGTGAGTCGACGGTGAGTCGACGGTGAGTCGACGGTGAGTCGACGGTGAGTCGACGGTGAGTCGGTGTACGATCCGTTCAGACGGTCGAAAAAGCCGTCCCATGCAAGTGAGTTGAATGCATGACTGGCGCACACGCCCCTTCACACGAGTGAAGCCGTACACTGACACGTCTGCAGCCACCAGTGAAGCGTTGCTCTGCTTTGGCAACAATCATCATCATACTACCATCATCATCTTGTTATGTCGACGGACACATCCTCAATGAGTCATCATGCTATCATCATGAGGTGTCGTCGCGTCGACGACTGGCACTTCCTTTAACATGACTGGCACGCACGCTCTTTAACACGACTGGCACGCACGCTCTTTAACACGACTGGCACGCACGCTCTTTAACACGACTGATGCGCTGAACTCCGTCTTACACAATCATCATCATACTATCATCAATCTTTGTGATTTATACAGACACGCTAAGACAAATCGTCATGCTATCATCATCTTGTTATGTCGAGCCATTGTCGACAGACACATCTTCAATGATTCCTCATGCTATCATTCTGAGATGTGCTCAGATGTCGTCGCGTCGACTAACACGCTCGCATAGTATTCGACGCATACACGACTGGCACGCACGCCCTTGGACACTACGTATTGGCACGCACGCTCTTTGACAAGACAGATGCGTGGCGTCATGCTATCATCATCTTTTGATTGTCATGCTATGAGATGTCTTCTTGCCTACTCACACGCTAGCCTAGTCTACTGGCACGCACGCCATTTGACACTACTGTCACTAACGCTCTTTGACACCACTGATTCTTTGCGTCACGCAATCATCGATGATTTATTTCTTGTTATGTATACAAGAAACACCAAGACACATCCTCATGCTATTATCATGAGATGTCGTCGTGCCGACTTGACACGCTAGCATACTCGACTGGCACGCACGCACTTGGACACTATTGGCACGAACGTTGCGTCATCTTGTTATGTTCGACAAGACACACTAAGAAACATCGTCATGCCATCATAGGTTGTCGTCGTCTCGACTAACACGCTAGTTTACACGACAGGCACGCACGCCATTTGCCACGGCTGGTGCGCACGCCCTTTACGTCGTGTCGACTAACACATGACTGAAGCGAAATTCTCAGGAGATGCTCTGCGTAGGACACAATCATCAATGATTCATCATCATGCTATCATCTTGTTATGTCGACCGGCACACTAAGACACATCGTCATTTTCAACACTGAGTCAACATACACATCTTCAATGATTCCGCATGCTATCATTGCTATCATCATGAGATGTCTTCGTTTCGACGACTAACACGCCAGATGATTACACGACTGGCACGTACGTACGCCCATGGAAAACAACATTTCCGATACTTACCCGCTGGCTAGGCCTTTCAAAATCTTCGTTTGGGAGCATGAAGCCATCATACTGCCTAGCATGCACGACGCGTCGTTAAGTACCTGTCCAGTCCGGTCCCTCTGCTTCGGATACTATTCTCATCATGCCATCATCAATTCTACAGAGAGACACATCGTCATGATAGTATGCTATCGTCATCATCTTGTGATTTCTACACTGAATCTACAGAGCAATTTATGGCTCCCAAACGAAGATTTTGGAAGGTCGAACATATGTGGAAAACACCTTTTGTAAGAACGCTTCATACTCAAAACTACTCTAGGGTGTTGACAAGTTATACAAGCATGGCGAACCAAAAATTGCGCACGCCACCTTTAACACGACCGGCACGCACACGCCCCCACACGACCGGCACGCAAGCCCCCTTTAACACGACTGATGCGTTGCTATGCGTCGGACGCCATCCTCATCATGCTATCATCATCTTGTGATGCCTGACATCGTCATTTTATCATCTTGTGACTTCTACATAGATAGTCGCCGTATTAGTCGGAGAGATGATACATGATACATCGCCATGCTATCATCATGAGATGTCTACGAACACGCCAGCCACACGACCGACACGAACTCCCCTTTAACACGACCGGCACGCACTCCCTTTGACACGACCGATGCGTTGCTCTGCGTCGGATACCATCCTCATCATGCCATCATCATCTTGTGATGCCTGACATCGTCATTTTATCATATTGTGACTTCTACATAGATAGTCGGAGATGATACATGATACATCGCATGCTATCCTCATGAGATGTCTACGAACACGCAAGCCCCTTTAACACGACCGGCACGCAAGCCCCTTTTTAACACGACTGATGCGTTGCTCTGCGTCGGACACCATCCCCATCGTGCCATAATCCATCATGCTATCATCATCTTGTGATGTCTTACGCCGTCATGCTATCATCCATCATGCTATCATCATCTTGTGATGTGACTGTCTTATGATAAGTTACATCGTCATGCTATCATATTGTGATTTCTACATAGATAGTCGGAGAGATAATACTGTCATTGATACATCGCCATGCCATCATCGTGTGATTTCTAGTCTACAGAGAGACACATCTACATGCTAAGGTGCATTGAAATGCCAAAATCACTGCTTTGGTTGTTATCGATTTTTCTCATCTACTTTTTAGGATTTGACACAACTTGGTAAGAAAGAACTCTAACAAGACTCTGTAAAAAGTCTATCTTGCATTATCTTGTGATTTAGACACATCTTTAGGTACCGCGCCGAGCACATGGCGCTTCTGGGAAAATGATTTAATTTAAGGGTCGTAGTTTCCATACGTGAAACGGTGTGCGCACATGTGCTCGCCGAATGGCGCGTGCATCATATGCTACGAGTCTTGTCCAGCGCCCATTCAGTCGGGTTGCGGGTGTCGTTCCGATAATGGACTGGCGCATATTGACTGCTTGCATCGGAAGGCCGTTTTTCAACAATCCCATCGGAACGATGCGGCGTGGGTAACATGCCAGACGTGTCATCGGCCTTTTACGGGCCTTATGCGAATAGCACTGTCGCAAGCATGGGTGTCGAATGCGCTGAAGCGCACAGTCCGGTTCGAAGTCATACGTGCGCTCAGTCATAATTACAGTTGCGTTTTAAGCGTCGCCAACGGCGCTCTCGATTTCCAGTTTGGTAAGCAACTCAATCACGCAATTCGACGGATTCTTCGGACTCTTACAAACGCTGGTGACGACTACCACAAGTACAAGCTCGTTTTTGAGGGGTACTTGGCGCTGTCACTTTCATTCACGCGCGAGTATGCAGAGTCGGGTACGCTATTCGCACGTGTAGCCCACGAAATGACCCGGCGATATGGACCCAATCACCCTTACACCATCCAAGTCCGGTGTAATTTCGCACTGTCGCTCTTGCAACAGGGCAGGCTTGCGCTGGCCGAGTGTATCAATCGTGAGTTGCTCGGTGCACTGGCGAGTACACTCGGAGAGCAGCATTCGTCCACGATGGTGTGTATCTTCAATCTTGCGACGTCGCTGGCACGACAAGGTAAGTTCGCAGAGGCCGAGTCTATGAGTCGTAGGTTGTTAGAGACACGGCGACGCGTTCTCGGAGCCGAGCACCCCGACACCCTAAACACGCTCAGTCTCCTGGCGGATGCGACTTACGGTCAATATCGGTCCTCAATGCGAGCATCGGCGTACCAGCGCCGACGTGCAATCGCGCAGACACGCGGTTCTACATCGACGTCGTGCACGCTTTGCACCAGTCGCCTGTGCCATTTGCACAAACGGACGACAACAGACGGCTGGAAACGCCAGTATGGTGCGTTACTGGCACTACATCGCCGCGTGCAAGACAATCGCGATTCCCAGTGGATGCGACGCAAACGCCGGGTTGCATGTTGCTACCGCAACGTTCGGCACAGAGCTTGAAATGTATGATGAAACTACGGATGATTCCGGGCCGGGATGAACAAAAGATGAGGTGCGTATGTGACAAAAGATGCAGTATGGATTGTCGACGCACTTTTCCATGGTTCGTGGCCCAAATTGAGTACTCTCGCCCTTGAAACGTGTTTCGAAAATGCGCATTTCATCTTTTGTTCATCCCTCCCAAACGAAGATTTGGGAGGGGTAAAATACAATTTAATACATCGCGCAATTGCCACCCTCCCAAAATCTTCTTTTGCGAGGGTGGCAATTGCACACGGTGTCGCAGCCCTTTAGGCTTTAACACGACTTGCAAGCACGCCCCTTTAACACGACTGGCACGCACGCCCCTTTAACACGACTATGCGTTGCTCTGCGTCGGACACCATCCTCATCATGATATCATCATCTTGTGATGTCTTACATCATCATGCTATCATCTTGTGATTTCTTCAGTGAGGCACATCGCCCTGCTATCATCGTGAGATGTGACAGCCTCAGAATGTCTACAAACACGCCAGCCGCACGACCGGCACGCACGCCCCTTTAACACGACCGGCATGCACGCCCCTTTAACACGACCGGCACGCACGCCCCTTTAACACAACTGGCACGCACGCCCCTTTAACACAACTGGCACGCACGCCCTTTAACACGACCTGCATGCACGCCCCTTTAACACGACTTATGCGTTGATCTGCGTCAGACACCATCCTCATCATGCTATCATCTTGTGATTTCTTCAGTGAGGCACATCGCCCTGCTATCATCGTGAGATGTGACAGCCTCAGAATGTCTACAAACACGCCAGTCGCACGACCGGCTCGCACGCCCCTTTAACACGACCGGCATCATCGGCGACATGCACGCCCCTTTAACACAACTGGCTCCGCACGCCCCTTTAACACGACTGGCTCGCACGCCCCTTTAACACGACTGGCTCGCACGCCCCTTTAACACGACTTATGCGTTGCTATGCGTCGGACACACCCTCTTCATCATGATATCATCATCTTGTGATGTCTTACATCATCATGCTATCATCTTGTGATTTCTTCAGTGAGGCACATCGCCATGCTATCATCATGAGATGTGACAGCCTCAGATGTCTACGAACCAGCCGTCGGCAACTAGTCCCCTTTTTTCGACAATCTCCATTTTGAACATTTCGACAAAAGTGTCACCTGGATTCGTGGTTAACACTTTTGTCGAAATGTTATGCTCCTCAAACGAAGATTTTGGAAGTCCGAACCAACCTTTCCGAATGTGTGTTCGAAACAATTTTCAACGATTCTTCGCCCAAATAGAGTACTCACGCCCTTGAAAAGTGCTTCGAAAACACATTCGGAAAGGTTGGTTCAGCCTTCCAAAATCTTCGTTTGGGAGGGGTAAATGTTCAAAATGGAGATTGTCGAAAAAAAGGGGACTAGTTGCCGACGGCTGCTACGAACACGCCAGACACACGACCGGCACGCACGCCCCTTTAACACGACCGGCACGCACGCCCCTTTAAGTTGAGTGCATTAACATGACTGGCAAGCACGTCCCTTGAACATGACTGGGATAAGATAACATGACTGGCAAGCACGTCCCTTTAACATGACTGGGAATAAGACCGGCACGCACACCCCCTTTAAAACGAATGGGAATCAGTCTTAGTTCAATCAGACCGGCATGCACGCCCCTTTAACGCGACTTATGCGTTGCTATGCGTCGGACACCATCCTCATCATGCTATCATCATCTTGTGATGTCTTACATCGTCATGCTATCATCATGATATGTGACCGCCTGAGATGCCTACGAACACGCCAGCGTCACGACCGGCACGCACGCCCCTTTAACATGACTGATGAGTCGCTCTGCATCGGAGATAATCTTCATCCTATCAAATCCGTAGTTGCATGCCCCCCTGCGGATTGCCAGTGATTGGGCCTGGACCTAACGTCGTGTCATGCATACACAGCGGCCTGTTGGTTTGGTACGTCGTGTGCAAACTCGCGCCATTCGGTGTTCGATTTTTTGAAACGAACAAAAAAGGATTCTAAATGCATTATCCACACCACAGCAAACATATCACCTTTTTGTTGCGCGCGCATGGCGTTTTCAACGGTCGCATTTTCAACGTCCCAAGTAGAGTCAACTTGTACAACCTGTCAAATACTGGAGAGCCATTCACGGCGGATAAAGGTGCGTATGATGTCATTTTCGACGACTTTAATGGTGTGATCGACTGGCCAGATGCGGAGAAGGGCATAGTTGAGAATCTGCAGAGAGTCTACGAACAAAACAGGACCATTGGGTTGGACTGGAAGTCGATTCAACTGAAGCATGTCCGAGGAGTCGATGGTGACGACAACACAAGCGTCTCGCAATTGTCGTTCAAAAATGCCATGTTCCGTCCGGACTATAATATAACCACGGTGAATGAAATCAACGGCGCACCGACTGGTCTAATCCACATAGAAAACACGAGCGACGCCAAGTATGGTGTGAGATACCAAGAGGGGAACTTTACGCTGTCCCAAATCGTGCAGGATGTCGTGAACCGGTACCGCAAGGCGAGCGAGATTCACATAATATGATGTTCTGCCGGACGCTACCGCAAAATCTGAACGCAGATGCCACGAATGCATTCGAAACCGTTACCCGAATGCTCTCCGCCGAGCCGCCGCTCGGGCGAACGTCAACCTATGAAAAGAGAGAGATACTCAATGGGCTGCACGCGGCCACTCTCTTTTCACTCGGTCCCGGGCAGGAGGTCTTTTACAAAGTGCCGAAACGCGCCGGTTTCGATTACGGGAGGGGCGTCATCGCGGAGATCGAACACGACGACGAAGACGCCGGTGGGGACACTCGTTTATATCTCGTGCAACAAGAGTCGGAGACAATCAAGACCATTGGACTCGACAACGTCATATCCCACGCCGAGTGGCTCTTCGACACCAAGCAATCCGGTGGAGTGCGTCGACCACATGCCAAAACCACAACCACACGACTACGCCCGCGTGCGACCATTCGTCCACCGCCATCCGCGTCGTCGCGCTCCCCCCGAACCTCCCCCCGAACCTCCCACCGAACTTCCCCCCGAACCTTCACCAGATCATCCCCTGCTAGAACCTCACAGTACCGCACGGTCGTTCCCCAAGTTGGACCCCAGCGCAACATGCACCCAAAAACCGCATCATCACCCCGGCGAAACGCGCGCCCACACACCTCGCCACGACGCAACAATTTGCGCGATTTCAGCCCCGCCCGTAGTGAACAATGAAGAGGTGCATATGGTTCAGCACGCTACTTGCTTCGTTTCTCGGGGACGTCGCCGATCGGCGTCTTTTGTTGGGAAGTTCCACGTGGGACGTCCGCTGTGGACCGGCTCGGTGCGTCTCGCGTCGACGCGACTGGACGTCGGTGGAAGTACGGCCATTTGCGGAATGGGTCGCTCTCGATTCGACTCCCACGTGGGGACGAGGGGCGCGCTTTTTTGACGGGCGACATGGCGAGTGCGGCGTCGCCTTGCGGTGACGTACGTGCGACGTGCTCGCGCGTTTGGGTCGCCACTTGCGGGTGCGTCGGGGTGGTCGGCGGTCGGACGGGCGTTCCGACGTCGTCGTCGTTGTCCCGCGCACTCGGCAGTGGCGCTGGTTCGTCGCGCAGATAGCGCACATTCGCGTGTGGAATCTGGTGGTAGTCGATTGGGTGCGTTTTCCCCTGGGCGTCGATGACGTAGCCATCACGACTCACCTTTCCATTGTCGTTGACGCCACGTCGGACGGCCGTCACGCCGTTTCTGGAAACAGACTCGTAGCTGCTTGCGTAAAAGTACGACTGAGGCCTTGAATCGGGCCGCTGACCAGAATCTCCACCCCCTGTGTAGCGTGGATGCGAAAACATCGTATATTTATTTTTATTTTTCATTTCATGACATGACGCGTACAAGCATCGCTTCAGCCGTGTCAAAAGGGCGTGCGCGCCAGTCGTGGTACACTGGTATTCCTACTTGGTAGTCGACGTCTCACGATGATGTCATGATGATGTGTCTGTAGTGGTAGCATGATATCACGACGATGTGTCTGTCTAAATTACAAGATGAGCATCGCATGATGCTGGTGTGTACGCGGCATCATGATGGCGAACAAAAAAATTGCGCAATTTCGCACCCATTACTTAACGAAGGATCGTTCATACGTGAGTACTCAAAATCACACTGAAATGATTTAAAAGAAATGTGTCCAGTTGGCCTGATTGTTGAGTACTCACGTATGAAAGTTCCTTCGTTAAGTAGTGGGTGCGAAATTGCGCAATTTTTTGTTCGCTAGTATCGCTACATGGTAATACTGTTACAGTGTACGTCTATTCGGTGTCGAATGGCATCTCATCAGTCGTGTAATATGCAGGGTGGGAGTTCCACTGTTTCTGTCGTGTTAAAGGGCGTGCGCGTGTTTCTCGGCATGTCACGTACAAGTATCGAATCAGCCAGCCGGCCACACGTGAGACGCTCTAGTCGGAGTCGGTTCGGCTCGAGCAGCGACGACCAGCGACGACCGTGCGAAAACGAACGACCCACACGCTGCAATTCCGGGAGGAAAAACGATAGGTAAATGAATCGCCAGCAGCTACGTTATCACCAAGTGTACACGAATCTCATGCGCGCCTATCGCATGTTGAAACGGCAACTCAAGTCGAGGAGCCGCTACAACGTGCTATACGAATCGAGCGTGCACATGACGCAGCTGTCGTTCCGGACCGCCGGGCTCTTCTACCAAATCGCCAAGTACGACGCCGTCGTGCTTCCCAGCAACGCACTCGACACCAACTTTGCGATAGGCGTTCCCCATGTCACGAAGGCGTTTTTTTACCAAGAATATTTATTTGAATAGTAAATGGACGATATCGTCGCCCATTTACAGGACTTTTTTATCAAGTCCATCGTTGCGCCGTTGGGGACGTTCATCTCGGCCGTGAGCGGGCTGGCGTTACCCCTACCCTTCCCCACCACCGCCGACGCCAAGGACGCCCATCCCGACTTGAGAAAACTCGAGCAGCTTTCCCGGCGGATCATGCGACTCCAACGAAAGCTGGTCGACGACGACGTGCAGTTCAACGCAAAGATGCACGCGCACATACGACAGACCTACCTGCGCCTGTACATTCCGGTCGAAAGTGAGTACATCATGGTCAAGAACCGGTCCATATACGTCAACGGGCGGATCGACAAGAAACTCACCAGCGCATCGACTCGCATCTTGAAAGTGTTTAGCGACCACGATTCGCTGGTGACGTCGTGCGTCTTTTACAAAATCCGGAAGTGCACGAGCACGCCGTTCGTGTTCCTGCTGCGGCGGTTGCTCATGGACGTCAAATACGCAAACCTTGTGGCCATCTTGAACAAAAACTTCACGACGCTGCAAATCAAAGTGTCTTACTTGTCCAAAATGTACGCTGTGGATTTGGACAAGTCGACGTGCGGGACGACGCTAAACGGCGTGTGGCGGTTCGACCTGGAGAAGCTGGGCAAGTGCGTCGTCCTGGCGCGGCCGAAGGTGGGGTTCGAGTTCATGTACTTGCTGTCGGAGAAACTTTGCATGGCCTACGGGATTTTGGACGACGTGACCCCCCACGCGCTGTGCCAAAACCTGATGTCCACGGTCGCCGTCGCCGAGTGCAACGACCGGCAAGTCGGGCGGCGGTTCTAGCGTGCGGGGCCGCCCATGTAGCGAACAAAAAATTGCGCAATTTCGCACCCACGACTTAACGAAGGAACTTGCATGCGTGAGTACTCAACAATCAGGCCAAGTTACAATGGAAACTAAATGATTTAAAAGAAATGTGTCGAATTGGCCTGACTGTTGAGTACTCACGCATGCAAGTTCCTTCGTTAAGTCGTGGGTGCGAAATTGCGCAATTTTTTGTTCGCCATACCGCGGGTGGACATACATACATACATACACGGACCAGTTCCATCGCGACTCGCGAGGTCATCCCAAACGGGCGATGAACGAAAAGGGCATTCCTTCGTTGCATCCTCTGTTCTCTCGGCGAGTCCTCGCATGGCGAGCAAGCCGTTGCGCAATGGCGTGCGCCCACGACGAGCGGACAAAAGAGGAAATCCGGATTTCGAAGGAAGCACTTTTCAAGGGCGTGAGTACTCGATTTGGGCGTCGAATCGTTGCAAATTGCTTCGAACATCCATCCATCCCAAACGAAGATTTTGGAAGGAGGAACAAAAGATGAAATCCTGATTTTCGAAGCATTTTTCAAGGGCGTGAGTACTCGATTTGGGCTTCGAATCGTTAAACTCGATCGTCGAAAATCCGGATTTCATCTTTTGTTCCTCCTTCCAAAATCTTCGTTTGGGGAACATAAAATTCGGATTTCATCTTTTGTTCATCCGTCCCAAATCTTCGTTTGGGGAAGCATGGAATTGTTGGATCGGTCCTTCCAACCCTGAAAGTGCTTCCCCGGTGAAATGCATTCTGAATTTATGCTCCCCACACGACGATTGGGGAAGGATGAACAAAATGGGCAATCCGGATTTCGAAGGAAGCACTTTTCAGGGGCGTGAGTACTCGATACGAACCATTGAAAAGTATATCGAAAATAGGGATTTCATCTTTTGTTCCATCTTCCAAAATCTTCGTTTGGGAGCATACATTTACTCTTTTTGTTTATTCATAATCCGTCAAACGGGCGTTTCAAAGACTCACACTCCCGTCTGAGCACATCCATTTTGTAACTGTTTGGCGGGCATTCGTCCGTCTTGGACGGATTTTGATTATCCTTCCAGCTCTTCGTTTGGGGGAGCATGAAACGCAACGGGACCGTGGACGCGAGCCACTGTTTTGGGAGTCCGGGAAATTTGTACGTCCACCGAAAGTCGAGCGCTCGTTTGTGGTTCAGGTGGCTTTTTCGACCTCTACGCGTCACACGCTAACCGCGGTGGCTACCATGTGTTGTATGCATACGCCGACGCGTTGGTGAACATATCCGTAATGGTTGCACCAGCGACATGAGGCCAACTGGTTTTGAGGTCTTGATTGAAAGATGTCGCACTGTGAAACATGCGGCTCATGTTCAGGCTTCTACCAGTAGCGGAGTCGTGTACAAGACGACCACTGGCACCCCACGCGGCAATGTTGGGGTTGAATAGGGTTGCGCCTTCGAACATGCTCGTAAGGTCCCTGACCGTCGCTAAGAAGCTCAGCGCGCCACTCGAGTCATTCGGGAACGGACTGACCTCCAGTTTGGTGGCTTCTTGGAACATTCCGGTCAATTTGCGAGTGCCATGTGCGTTCTCATCCCCCATAAAGCCACTACCCAGCGGCGTGTTGAAGAACTGCGCCCCTGCGAACATGTACGAGCAGTCGGCCGGTGCGGTTCCGACCACCGTGTCGTCAAAGCGGGTCCCGTCAAACATGTACTCGAACGGCGCAACCCCCGATGCATCCCCGCTGTGCACGATGTAGTACCGCCGAGTCCCCGTGGTGGTCTTCGAGCCCAGCATGGGCTTCTGACTGCCACTTGCATCGTCGTTACCATATGAGACCGCGCCTTGGAACATCCTCTTCGCCGAAAGAATCTTGCGGGCTCCGAATAGAACGTCTTTGTTGAATACGATGGCTTCCTTGAACATGGAGTTCAGAGTGACGGATTGTGTATCGTAACCGCCGAGGAACTCGACTTGACTGTTCATGCTCAATGCGCCCTCAAACATGGAGGTGAAATTTAGGCTGGAGCCAGTGATTCCATCGATTGACACTGCGCTGTTAAACGCGCTCGCACCTTTGTACATCGACGATGTGTTGACAAGCGATGTGTTTCCCGCGCTCACGAGCGCGCAATTCCACGAAGAGGCGCCTTCGAACATCGACTGTGTGGTGGTGACGGCGGTCGGTAGAGAGTGTGTGGACGCGAAAGCAACGAGCGAGATTGCGTTCTGGAACATCGCGGATAGGTCAGTGCAGGCGTGTGTTAGTATCAGCCCCGTGCCCGAGCCGTCGGAGACCTCCCAAGACTGATTGAACGCCGACGCGTTCTTGAACATCGACGTGCACGACGTAACCTTGAAGGCGCTGAGCGGCCGGTTGAACGAGGTCGCGCCTTCGAACATGCTATTCGCAACGACGCCAGTGCTTCGGGAACGCGAGACCAGGCCGTTGAAGGACGTCGCACCCTTGAACATCGACGCCGTGGAAGCCACGTTCGCAAGGCTCCAATCAGAAAGAGACTGGTTGAAGCTCAATGCGCCCTCGAACATGCTGACCATGCTGGCGACTGCACCCGTTTTCCATGTGTTAATAGGCTGATTGAAACTCTTGGCGCCTTTGAACATTCTGTCCATATTGGTAATGTAAGTGGTGTTCCAGTTTCCGAGTGGCTGATTGAAGGACTCGAAACCGGACAGCAAGTCGCTGAAGTCGGTCGAAGTGGCGCCCGAAGTGTCGCACATGGCCTTGATATCCCACTGCGAGATGTCGTCGTTGAAGGTTTTCTTTTGAGCGGTGCTGTAGGCACTCCAAGCAGGCAGTTTTCGTAATTCGATGAAATTTGCGGTAGTAGCGCCTGCGGCGATGGCGGATTGTAAGTTGAGGATGTTTCGCTTGGAGATCGAGCCCTTGAATGATTTCGTGCTGTCTGCATGGACGGCTTCGATCTCAATCTTGCTGGTTGTGGCATCCAATTTGCCCAAATGCACTCGCAACCTTTTACCGAAGGTTGTGGATTCGGTGCGACCGCCACCGTACAACTCGCTCTCGAGGGTAAAGAATTGGTAGGTGGAGCTACTAGGGCCCGAGCCACGTAGATCTAAAGTGACAGATGAAGACGCACCCGTTGACTTGACGTCAAATTTCGTATATGTTCCTGACGACGGTTTCATGTCGTCGGGCAACTCCAGGTCGACGTAAGCATCGTTCTTGCCAGCGATTACCACGTAATCCTTGAGGGCATCGGCGTTCGTGGTCGGCTTGGAGAACAGTCGGAGCGCCCGGACGAACGATCCGGGTTGCGCAAAGTGGTAGACGATGTAATAGTACTTCGTAAAGTCGAGAACCACCTCGTCGAGGACCTTGAAGAGCCCGCTTTTCTTGTAGCTAAACTGAAACGGGGGGTTTTGGGTCGTATTGAGCCCGGTCCCGAGGTTGTACTTGGACACGGCGATGCAAATCGCCTGTTTACTCGCGTACGCGGCCGGGTTCTTTTCTATCAGACCGGCGAACAAGTTGGCCGGATATTGGTCGGCTTTATTATCGATGCCAGTGTAGGTGAACGTCGTCGTGTAAAGGTTACGCGTGTCGGAGTCGATCCCGTTCACCGTTATGTCGATCGTGTCGTTGGCCTGCAGCAAGTTGGGTGCAATCCCCTTGAGCATCTCGTCGACTCGCTGGCACGATAGTGTCGTCGTCGAACCGCTCTTGACGAAACGAAACTGTCCGGTGGCCGCATCGTAGGGATTCTTCAGCACTCCTGAACCAGTATCGTTATCAAACTGCCAGACCGACGTGGACTCAGGCGAGGTGTTGGCGTCGCTCTTAAAGTCGTCCGTGTTGCCCAGTATGATGTATTTGTCCCTTTCGTTGGGAGTCGCTGGAACGATGGAAGACCCAAGGCCCTCTTTGTAAAGCGCGGCGTAGATGAGAGTCAACACGTTTGACTTGATGACGATGTCGTTCCCGATCGGCTGCGGGCGGTTCCAGGCGGTGGGCGACGCGGTCGTCAAGACCACATCCGAGTCGAGCTCGTTGTAGGATGGCACGGGGACCGTGAGACTCTCCGTCAGTTCCAAGAACGTAATCGACAAGTCGTACGTGTACGTGGGCGTGGTCAACGACGGGTAGGCAAATACAATAACACCCGCATTGTTGACGGTTAGTGTGAAACCATACGTTACAATGTGGAACTTATTGCCACTGCCGTCTGCCGGCGAGGAAAGTAGACCATTCTGGAAGCCAAACGCATCGGACGCAACCCGGATGTTGGTTAAAGAGTTGTCATTCGCCGTGGCACCGTCCGTGTAGTAGGCGACTGGGAGGTACTTTGCGGTGGCCGTCTCGACGCAATGCAACGTTCCGCTTACGAGAAGCTGAGGGGTGCTGCCGGTTTGCTGGCCGTTCAAGTGGATTTTGAAAAACGCATTCACGGGTGAGGACATTTAACATCCCCTTTTTTTTTAAAAAAAAATGCACGATATCGCGCATCATCGGCGGCTCACCGTGGCGAGCAAAAAGGTAACGCTTAACGCTTTCAACAATAGCAAAGGCTTTTATGCTCCCCAAACGAAGATTTGGGGAAGGTCGAACAAACCTTTCAGAACGCGTTTTCCGGGGAAGCACTTTTTCAACGATATATAGAGTTGACACGGTCGATGTATGTGCGTGAGTACAGCGAACAAAAAAATTGCGCAATTTCGCACCCACTACTTAACGAAGGAACGTTCATACGTGAGTACTCAACAATCAGGCCAATTTGACACATTTCTTTTCAATCATTTCAGTGTCTATTGAAAAGTAGCCTGATTGTTGAGTACTCACGTATGAACGCTCCTTCGTTAAGTAGTGGGTGCGAAATTGCGCAATTTTTTGTTCGCCATACCGGCACTGAGCAGATGCGTCAATCTGCACCAAATCACTCACCTGGGCAGTCTGACGTTCCAAACGCTATGACTCACAAACGAAGATTTGGGGAAGGTCGAACAAACGATGAAATCCTGATTTCGAAGGAAGCACTTTTCCACGGTTCGTGGCCCAAATTGAGTACTCACGCCCTTGAAAAGTGTTTCGAAAATCCGCATTTCCTTTTTTGTGCAGCCCTCCCAAACGACGATTTGGGAAGCATAAACTCTCCACGACCTCGAACGCACTACTTACGAATGAATGGGCATCCTTGAGTACTCAAACTAGGCCACGTTTGATGGGACGCCTACAAAACGTTGAAAAGTGCTTCGAAAAGCATGCTCACCAAATCTTCGTTTGGGGAGCATGAAACTGCGTGATTTCAGTGCTCATTTCAGACCCCTTACTTAACGACACGTTTTATCACACGTGAGTACTCACATTTAGGCCATTCAATTCACCGAGTAGTAATGCTACCCAAACGAAGATGCTGGAAAGAGGAACAAGAGAGGAAATGCGGATTTTCGATTGAGCTTTCAACGATTCGTAGCCCAAATCGAGTACTCACTACCTTGAAAAGTGCTCACGTATGCAAGTTCCTTCGTAAAGTAGTGGGTGCGAAATTTATGCTCCCCAAACGAAGATTTTGGAAGAAGGAACAAAAGAGGAGCTCCTGATTTTCGAATGGACTTTATGCTCCCCAAACGAAGATTTTGGAAGGAGGAACAAAAGACGAAATGCGGATTTCGAGTGAAGCACTTTTCAGGGCGTGAGTACTCAATTTGGGCCACGATCCATTGAAAAGTGCTTCCTTCGAAATCCGCACTTTCAACCCTCGGTCGACCAGTGGCGTGAAAACGTAGATAGGAAAACTCGATAACAACAAAAGCAAGGATTTGGGTAGGAAACCACCCGAATGGGACCATTGGATTCTATCTGGGGGCATTGGCATTAAAATTCCCAAAATCATCGCTTTTGTTGTTATCGATTGTTCTTATCTACGTTTTCATACGTGTTTTACCCGAGTCCTGAAAGTGCGACTTTTTTGCTCGCCACAGTGTCCCCAGCCCGTTTGTCCACCCTTCCCAAATCCTCATTTGGACCCTGAAAAATGGTGTAGCATAAAATCAATCGAGTATGGAGGAGGACTTGATGCTTCCCAAAAAAAGATTCGGGAAGGATGCACAAAAGAGGAAATACGGATTTCGAAGGAAGCACTGTTCCATGGTTCGTTGCCCAAATCGAGTACTCACGCCCTTGAAAAGTGCTTCCTTCGAAATCCGCATTTCATCTTTTGTTCATCCCTCCAAATCATCGTTTGGGTGGCATGCATTTCCGAGACTTACACCCTACGTAGGTCGCAAGGCCTTTTTCCCCTGGAACACGTTGATGCACCGATTTGGCACCTTTTTTCGCATGTACAGTAAGCTCTCTCTAAATGGTATTGGTAACGGGCATCGTATCATCTTGATGTTGCGACCGCGATGCCCGTCACCGTGCCCGTGTGATGATTGTTACAAATACCAAATATATCCCTCCCAAACGAAGATTTTGGAAGGAGGAACAAAAGATGAAATCATGATTTTGGAAGCACTTTGCAAGGGTGTGAGTACTCGATTTGGGCGACGAACCATTGAAAAGTCGGTCGAAAATCCGGATTTCATCTTTTGTTCCTCCTTCCCAAATCTTCGTTTGGGGAGCATAAAATAGAGAGAATCTACTGTAGATGCACGCACATCGCTTGTGGTAGATGGCAGTGTTACTAGATGCCCAGCATTGGGCCATCACAAATGACCGAGTCCAGTCACTCCTGTGCGGTCCGAGTTTCGGGCGACCGGTTTGGGCTACGTTCCGCCTAGTTTGTAACAATCAGTCCATATATGGCCGTCCATACACACACCAGTCAGCCCGCCTAACGACCCAAAGCCTTCCTTGCACGAGACTGGACAAGTTTCGAATTCTTCGACTCCGTTTGGACAGTTGTATATGGTTCCGTCTGTTGCATCGGGGGGTGGTGGCATGCATCTTTTCGCCGGAACGACCGGCGGTTGCGGGCCAACTTGCTGCACGGGTGGCAGTTGCAGTGGCATCGGAGGCAGCTGCTCAATGGGGGGCATCGGAAGGGGGGGCGGTGACATTTGGCTTGTGTTGGGCGTCGGATTCGGCATCTTGAAACAAGCACCATTCAACCGTCCAAACATACACAAACCATCCATGTCTAATCCGCCATCGCCACCTGCTACTTTTTCGTAGCCTGGCTTGCACGTCGTGGGACAACGCTCGCCCTCATTGACTCCACCTGGGCATAGGTATATTGTCCCGTCTGCTGGATCGTAGTCGGGTGGAGGTGGCATGCATCTTCCATTACTTGGCGACGGTTCTAACGGTGGTTGCAGTGGAAACGGCGGTGGCTGCTCAATGGGAGGCGTTGGATGTATGAGGGGTGGTTGTGGAGAACATGACCTACAGTCAATGACTGGACCACCGTTCCTTGCGACCTCAAGCCAGCTAATGCCCGTGGGGTCAGTGTCATTTTCATCCCCGCAGTAGCCGTATACGCTGATATATTTGTTGCACGAAATATCGAGGCAACGTTGCGGGCACGCCGGTGGTGGTGGTTGCGACGGTGGTGATGGCAGCTCAATGGGTGGTGGCGACGACGGTGGTGGTGGTGGTGGTAGTGGAACGCACGTGATAGGAGAAAAGACGCCACTATGGCACATCCCCTTGCTGCTATCGCCGAGCGGTGTAAACCCGCGGTTGCACGACTGGGTGCATGTCTCTCCGTGCTTGATGGAAGCGCCGCAGTCTGGCCCATTCGTCCCATTCGTCGGTGGCGTGATGGTGGTACACGGGGGCGATGTCGGGTACGTCTTGTTGGCCAACAGCCAGGACGAATGGTCGGTGTTCGGCACACACACAATCTGGTCGTCGATGGGCGTTCCACTATTGGACTGACCGAACCGCAAGTAGCACATCCGGATGCTCGGAACCACCGTCGCGATGTTACACTGGCGTGTCATGCAATTGGCTTTGCAGTCCCTGACCATCTGATTCACGTCGTCGGTGGTGCTCATCGAGATGGCGACGTCGGTTCCGTTGGGAAACCCGCAGTTCTCCCGCTCTCGGAACACCCAGTTGGGTTTGCGCATGCACATGGCAGTACCGAGCACGCCCATGTTGCACACGTTCAGACCGCCATTCGTCGGCTCGTACCCCTCGTCGCACACGACCGGGTTCGTCTCCCCCGAGGACAGGAGATCCTTCCAGCCCGCGCCTCGGCGGCCGTTGGTCGGTTTGGTCGCATCGACGCACGGCGCCGGTAGGCACAACGCGGGCGTCAGCACGCCGTTCAAGCAGGTGTTTTTCCCCTGGTTGGTGGGCGCGAGGCCCGTCTGGCAGACGACCGCATTCGACTCGCCCGATGGCAACGTGTCTTTCCAGCCGGCGCCCTTCGAGCCGTTCGCCGGTGCGTCCACGTTGGAGCACGAGGCGGGTGCGTTGGTCGGCGAGTCATCGCACATCGGCGCGCCGATGCCGTCAGGCTTGCTCGTGTTCTGACCGTGCACGACTTGGCCCGGACTCAGGCCCTGACCCGGACCTTGGCTCGCACCCGACCGGCTGATGCCAAGTTGCCCGTTGCGCTGCGACTCGCTCCAAAGTCGGTCGAGCGTGATTCCCTGTGGATTTTGCTTCGTGACCAACTCGCACTGGCTTTCGAGCCACATTATGTTGTTGTCAGACCGCGGCAGTCCATTTTTACACGAAACCCCAAACGTGGCTGACATCTTTTACATTGTCATTTTAAAAAGTGTGGCATCTCGAAGCAGCTTCCAATCGGGCATTCGAGTCCGGGATTCGACCAGCCCACTGCGCGTGTCCCTGTGCATCCCCAATGACTCGTCATTCGTCGCCTCCATCGTCGCCCCCGTCGTCCTGGCCATCCGAGTCGCTTGCGACGGGGTAGTCGCCCAGTAGTCTCAGGTCGGGCGGAGGGGACTCGCCCTCGCCATCGCCATCGGACGGCGGTCCCTCGCCCTCGTTCGCGTATCGTCGGATGACGGCGCCCGACTGGAGGTAGTACTTGCGTCGCATGGCGTAGTGCACGTGGAACGGTCCGAAATCGTCGACGATGTCAAACAGGATGGGCTTGCAGTCCTTCCGCCGAAAGATGCGACCGTGGTACTGCTCGATCATCGCCTTCACGTCGGTCGCGATGACAAGCGCGTCGAGGTTCGGGTGGTCAAAGCCGACGCCGCTCTTGTTGTAGGTCGAGACCAACACGCGCGCGGTGTAATCGAGCGTCTTGGAGCTCCCGGTGAACACGTCGCACGACGCGCCCACACGCCCGAGCGCGTCGCAGATGAAGTGGCACTGCTCGACGCGCTTGCAGAGCACGAGGAAGGTCCGCGTCGGGTGATCGGTCACAATCCGAAGAATCAGGCGATTGCGCGCCTCGTCCATCGCCTGGTGGTTGATGATCTTGGTCCAGTTCAACTTGCCCGCGCGGGTGACAAACTCCTCTGCGCCGTAGTTGACCGGCGGCTTGTAGCTGACCTTGAACACGACGTGCGGGTGTTGCATCTGCTTTTCGATGTACGCGTCGCCCAGGTACCGCTCGGTGACGGCGTGCATCCCGTCCTCGCGATACGGGGTCGCGCTGAGGCCGAGCATGAACTTGGGCGAGAAGGAGCGGAAGGCGTACATGGCCTTGGGGCTCCCCATGATGTGGCACTCGTCGAAGATGACGAGCCCGAACGGCATGAAGTCGACGTTCGAGCGCTTGAAGACGTTGACGACGTTGATGATGTAAAACTCGGCGTCCGTCGGGATGGGCTCGTTGGCCTTGATGACCACGACCTTGGTCTTGCAGTCGGTGAACGCCGCGATCGAGTCGGCCCACTGCTTCATGAGCACCACGCGGTGCACGACGATGAGCGTCCGCAGCTTCACCTTGGTGGCGATGTAGATCGAGATGCACGTCTTGCCCGCGCCGCAGTGCAGCTTCAAGAACGCGCTGCCCTGCTCGTTCATGCGGCGAATCGCCTCGGTCTTCAGCCGAACCTGATGCTCGAGCAAGGTGCCCGTGAAGCTCGTCTGGATGGGCGGGAAGGCCAAGTGTCGGTTCGGACGGCCGCCCATGAGCACGTAGTAAATGTGGAAGGGGACGATGGCGTGGGTCGCCTGGGTCGTCTCCTGGTAGAGGTCCACGGCCTTGTTGTCAATAAACAGGAAGCACTTGGTGGCGAGCTCCTTTCGCTTGTCGGGTGGAATGTCGGATAGTTTCACATACACCGACATCACTCTATACGCATTAGCCCACTCCCGTGTATTTAAATCACATCGCAAACGGGCGCGCATGCCATTGTGGCGAGCAAAAAAGTCGCACTTTCAGGCCTCGGTCACAACTTGTCATTGGCGACATGCAAATACGAAACTTACAACTTTGTAATATTATGCTCCCCAAACGAAGATTTTGGAAGGCCGGACCAACTTGTCCGAATGGGTTTTTCGAAGCACTTTTTAACGATTCGTATCCCAAATAGAGTACTCACACCCTTGAAAAGTACTTCCCGGGGAAAGCGCATTCGGACAAGTTGGTTCGACCTTCCAAAATCTTCGTTTGGGAGAGGTAAATATAGAACAATGCTGCTATCAGGCTACCTTTCATATAGTTCTAACATTCCGTAGTTGCATGTCGCACTGATGCACGCCCGTGTTAAAGGGCGTGCATGCAGGCAGTGTTAAAGGGCGTGCGTGCGAGTCTTGTTAGAGGGCGTGCGTGCGAGCAGTGTTAAAGGGGCGTGCGTGGCAACATCATGATATGGCCGATACGTATCTGTCTGTAAAAATCGCAAGATGATGATAGCATGTCGGTGTGTCGGTCGAAATCACAAGATGATGATGGCATGTCGATGTGTCTGTCGAAATCACAAGATGATGATAGCATGTCGATGTGTCTGAGCTCACAAGTTGAAGTTGACGATGCGTCTGTCCAACTAACTGAGTCTAACAAGATGATGATATCATGAAGATGTTTCTCAGCCTTACGGTAACAGTTTATGCCCAACTCACAAGATGATGATATCATGACGATGTGTCTGTCCAACTAACTCACGTCGACTCTTCGAGTCAAGATGACAGCATGAGTTGTGTGTGTCAAACTGACCTTCGAGTCACACGATGAATAGCACCATTCGTGTTAAAGAGCGTGCGTACCAGAAGAGCGTGCATGCCAACCCTGCTTCAATGGTGATGTGCATGTCGAACTCAACTTCATACTCACGACTCACAAGATGATAGCATGCTGATGTGTATGTCCACCTCACAAGATGTTGATGGCATGTCGATGTGTCAGTCGAACTCGCACTGTGATTCTGTCATGATGGGTCCACCGTGTTAAAGAGCGTGCATGCCAGCTGTGTTAAAGAGCGTGCATTCCGGACCTGCTTCAATGGTGATTTGCATGTCGAACATTGCCTCGAAATCAACTTCAGATTCAGAGTCACAAGATGAAGATAGCATGCGGATGTGTCCGTCCAACTCACCAGATGTTGATAGCATGCATTGTGGCGAGCAAAAAGTCGCACTTTCAGGCCTCGGTCGAAAATGGCATGAAAATCGTAGATAAGAAAACTCGATAACAACAAAGCCATGATTTGGGTAGGAAAACACCCAAAAAGGTAATTGTTTCACCGTGACGTTTTATCCACGAGGACGCGTGGGACAATTGGAATCCATTTTGGTGCATTAACATTCCCAAGTCCTTGCTTTTGTTGTTATCGAGTTTTCTTATCTACGATTTTCGTACGTGCTTTACCCGAGGCCCGAAAGTGCGAATGTTTTGTGCGCCAAAGTGATAGCATGTCGATGTGTCAGCCGAACTCACACTGTGATGCTGTCATGATGGGTCCACCGTGAAAAAGAGCGTGCATGCCAGCCGTGTTAAAGAGCGTGCATTCAGGCCCTGCTTCAATGGTGATTTGCATGTCGAAATCAACTTCAGAGTCACAAGATGAAGATAGCACGCGGATGTGTCTGTCCAACTCACAAGCATGTCGATGTGTCAGTCGAACTCACACTGTGATGCTGTCATGATGGGTCCACCGTGTTAAAGAGCGTGCATGCCAGCCGTGTTAAAAGAGCGTGCATGCCACTGATGCCAGCCGTGTTAACGAGCGCGCATTCAGTCCTTGCTTCAATGGTGATCTTCAGAGTCACAAGATGAAGATAGCATGCGGATGTGTCTGTACAACTCAGCAGATGTTGATAGCATGTCGATATCAACATCAGAGTCACAACTTGACTCACAAAATGAAGATAGCATGCGGATGTGTCTGTCCAACTCACCAGATGTTGATAGCATGTCGAAATCAACTTCAGAGTCACAAGATGAAGATAGCATGCGGATGTGTCTGTCCAACTCAGTGTAAGTTGAACTCACCAGATGTTGATGGCATGTCGATGTGTCAGTCGAACTCACACTGTGATGCTGTCATGATGGGTCCACCGTGTTAAAGAGCGTGCGTGCCAGCCGTGTTAAAGAGCGTACATGCCAGCCGTGTTAAAGAGCGTGCATGCCAGCCGTGCTAAAGAGCGTGCATGCCAGCCGTGCTAAAGAGCGTGCATGCCACTGATGCCAGCCGTGTTAAAGAGCGTGCATTCCGGCCCTGCTTCAATGGTGATTTGCATGTCGAAATCAACTTCAGAGTCACAAGATGAAGATAGCATGCGGATGTGTCTCGGTGTCTGTCCAACTCACCAGATGCTGATAGCATGTCGATGCGCCATTCGAGTTCACACTGTGATGAGCGTGCATGCCACTGATGCCAGCCGTGTTAAAGAGCGTGCATGCAAGTGATGCCACTGATGCCAGCCGTGTTAAAGAGCGTGCATGCAAGTGATGCCACTGATACCAGCCGTGTTAAAGAGCGTGCATGCCAACCCTGCTTCAATGGTGATGTGCATGTAAAACTCAACTTCAGAGTCACAAGATGAAGATAGCATGCTTATGTGTCTGTCCAACTCACCAGATGCTGATAGCATGTCAAAATCAACTTCAGAGTCACAACATGAAGATGGCACGCTTATCCATATGGCAAACAACATCTCCGAGACTTACCCGCGCCGGATTGGGCAAGCCCATTAACGAAAATATAACATGCGGTTGAGTATGCATGACACGCGTCGTTAAGTCCCTGCCCAATCCGGCGTGGGTAAGTCTCGGAAATGTTGTTTACCACATGGATTATGTTCTGTCTGTCGAACTCACATGATAACATGCTGATGTGCCAGTCGAACTCACAGCATGATGATATCATGCCGGTGTGGGTCCGTCGAACTCACAACATGACTACGATGTTTCTGTAGTACTCAGCATGATAGCATGATGCCACGTCTTGTCGAAACTTTACCCCTCCCAAACGAAGATTTTGGAAGGCTGAACCAACCTTTCCGACTGCGTTTCCCGGGGAAGCACTTTTCAAGGGCGTGAGTACTAGATTTGGGCTACGAATCGTTGAAAATTTCTTCGAAAGCGCATTCGGAAAGGTTGGTTCAGCCTTCCAAAATCTTCGTTTGGGGAGCATAAACTTACAACATGACATTATGCCGGTGAGTTTTGTCTGTCGAAGTCAACATGATTATAGCATTCCGATGTCGGTCGAAATCACACCGTGATGCTGTCAATATCTGCGAGCAGTGTTAAGGAGCGTGCGTGCGAGCCGTGTTAATGAGCGTGCGTGCAGACCTGCGTCTCTAGCATGACGATGTGTCTGTCGAACTCAAAACATGATGGTAGCATGCCGATCAGCCGTCGGCAACTCATCCCCCTTTTTGACAAACCTGCCTTTTCGCGATTTTCCCAAAATGGTGAACCACGATTCGTGGTTGAAATAATTGGGAAAATCGCGAAAAGGCAGGTTTGTCAAAAAGGGGGATGAGTTGCCGACGGCTGATGCCGATGCGTTTGGGCGGTTTGTAAATGATTTAAAGGATGGTATGAAGGCCGAACACCAGATGTCAGGTCAGGAGTGCCGACGTTCCACTTCCGAGCCCGTTCGCACCCCGTTCGTGTCAAATCAGACCGCAGACGCAACATACCGTACATACGAGGGCTCGCACAGATATACCCAAGCGATAATGTTGGTTGAACACTGCACGTCGTCCGAGTTGATTGCCGATATGGAGGCAAAGTATCCACGCAGGGCTGCCCGGTTTGCAGTGGTGATACCTTGCGGTGGTTGTAAGACCACCATGGTGAGCAAGACCTACGACTGGATGATAGATTTTGACGACTTAGTGACAGATAAACTGTCACTCTTGATGGACTCTATGCAGTCGGATTCCTGGTCGGATGCCGACACCGGCGACGCGTACTTCCGTCGCATCCGTAACGAAATATTCTCGGGATTTCACAATGGCTGGACAAGGTCTGGCGGGAAGATAGAACAGATACGTCGCGATAACTTTGCGTATTTCGCCGAACGAGGGAACGCCGCGTTACAAGCATTACCTGAAGACGATGACCGGTGTGTGGCCGTTCATTCGGTCTCCATGGCAAAGGCGTTGGGATTGACTATTTTGGCGACATATGTGCCAGACGACCGTGTTGTGGATGAGCCCACGTATTCACGAGTCGCAGGCATTATCGACCCAATTCAACGCGAAAATACAAGATGCGGATTGCTAGCAGGCTTCAAAGCCGTGCGGGAGGACGCCGAACGACATGGGCAGTGCGTGACCGATTATCCGGCTGTAACGTCATTGCTTTCACTCGTGCAGCACGACTGGTCGTCACGCGTTCGCCCATGTGGTACGGGGCTGGAACACAGCACGTCTCGACGACGAATCCTGCACGTCACAGCAGGACCATCCGATGCGTCACAACCGCCTCCGCCCGTTCCCGCCCAAGCGAAACCGAAACCGGCGAGACGTAAGGACAATAATAGCCCGTGTACCAAACAGACGCAAGCATCGTGGCACGCCACCGCAGTCCCCGTCGACAATCCCCGCGGGTTCAACCCAGAGTGTGAGTGGCGAATCGGCGTCGGATGTCGTCCGCACACCACCACAGGACCATCCGATGCGTCACCACCGCCGCCGCCCGTTCCCACCCAAGCGAAACCGAAACCGGCGAGACTCAAATGCAAGAGCCCGTGTACCAAACAGACGCAAGCATCGTGGCACGCCACCGCAGTCCCCGTCGACAATCCCCGCGGGCTAGGGAAGGATAACGAGAAACCCGAGTGTGAGTGGCGAATCGGCGTCGGATGTCGTCCGCACGCCACCGCAGTCCCCGTCGACAAGTCCCGCCGGCTCTGGATGGAGTGGCGTATCGGCGTCGGATGTCGTCCGCACGCCACCGCAGTCCCCGTCGACAAGTCCCGCCGGCTCTGGATGGAGTGGCGAATCGGCGTCGGATGTCGTCCGCACACCACCGCAGTCCCCGTCGACAAGTCCCGCCGGCTCTGGATGGATAACGATAAACCCGAGTGGCGTATCGGCTTCGGATGTCGTCCGCGCGCCACCGTCCTTGCGAGATTTGGAGCATGGGCCATACCAGGTTGTGTTTTGTAAACAAATCCCCGCAACTCCAACTGTATCCCTCCCAAACCAGCCGTCGGCAACTAGTCCCCTTTTTTTCGACAATCTCCATTTTGAACATTTCGACAAAAGTGTTAACCACGAATCTGTCGAAATGTTCAAAATGGAGATTGTCGAAAAAAAGAGGACTAGTTGCCGACGGTCGTCCCAAACGAAGATTTTGGAACGATGAACAAAAGATGCAATCCGGATTTTCGAAGCCCTTTTCAAGGGCGTGAGTACTCGATTTGGGATACGAACCATTGAATAGTCAGTCGAAAATTTATGCTCCCCAAACGAAGATTTTGTAAGGAGGAACAAAAGATGAAATCAGGATTTTCGCAGCACTTTTCAAGGGCGTGAGTACTCGATTTGGGCTACGAACCATTGAACATTGCTGCGAAAATCATGATTTCATCTTTTGTTCCTCCTTCCAAAATCTTCGTTTGGGATGGATAAAATTCGGATTGCATCTTTTGTTCCTTTCGGTTAAGCTCACAAGATGAGGATGGCATGTAATAATCTAACATGCCCTTTAGTATAGGATACTGTCGTAAAGTCCTTACAAAATCCGGCGTGGGTGTTTCTCGCAAATGTTGTTTCCCACATGGAGCATGACGAATCATGCATTGACGATGTGTCTGTCGAACTCACAAGATGATGGCGTCATGATGTGTCTGTTGAATTCAGAAGATGCGGATGTGGATGGGCCGTGTTAAAGGGAGCGTGCGTGCGAGACGTGTGAAAGGTGGCGTGCGTGCGAGCCGAACTCGCCGCTTGGAGTGACCCAGATGACATGCCTACGATGTGTCTGTCGAAGTCACAAGATGATACCGTGATGCTGTCTTGACCCCTACAGTAAGTTCTCTCTAAATGGTATTTGTAACGGGCATCGTATCATCTTGATGTTGCGACAGTGATGCCCTTGTGATGATTGTTACAAATACCATTTAGAGAGAATCTACCGGTATGGCGAACAAAAATTGCGCAATTTCGCACCCACTACTTAACGAAGGAAAGTCCATACGTGAGTACTCAACAATCAGGCCAAGATACAATGGACACTAAAATGATTTCAAAGAAATGTGTCGAATTGGCCTGATTTTTGAGTACTCACGTATGATCTTTCCTTCGTTAAGTAGTGGGTGCGAAATTTACCCCTCCCAAACGAAGATTTTGGAAGGAGGAACAAAAGATGACATGCGGATTTTCGAGTACTTTTCAAGGGCGTGAGTACTCAATTTGGGCCACGAACCGTGGAAAAGTGCTTCGAAATCCGCATTTTATCTTTTGTCCCTCCTTCCAAAATCTTCGTTTGGGAGTCATAAAATTGCGCAATTTTTTGTTCGCTACATGGGAATCTACTGTAAATCCCCGATTCCCGATTTATCGTCTATGCCTCAAAACGGCGTTTCGTGCCCGTAGGCGCATCTTTAAATCGGGGATTTCTGGGTCTGGTTGTGTCTTTCGAAGTCACAAGATGATGATAGCATGACCATGTGTCTGTCGAACTCGCAAGATGATGGCGTCATAATGTATCTGTCGAGGTACAGACATCGAATTGCTGGTCGCACGCAAACGACCGACGCAGCACGGCGGCACTCGACGTACATACAGGTCGCGACTGCGCCAAATACGCTCTCCGTCGCACCTACGTCGTTTATCAGCAAGTCGTCGTCGACGTTCGCCTGAACGTTTTTCGACAACAAGAAACGGACCGGTTTGTCCATTCTCATATGAACGAGCGTGGGACCTAAGCGAGTATCATTGTGGCGAACAAAAAGGTCGCAGTTTCAGCCCTCGGTCGAAATAGGTAGGAAAAACGTAGATAAGAACATCGATAAGCACAACAAGCAATGATTTGGGTAGAAACGTCCATTAAAAGGCCATGAAACGGACCATTATTGTCAGTTGGATGCATGAAAACTCCCAACTTATTGCTTTTGTTATTATCGACTTTTCTTATCTATGGTTTTGATACCACTTTCGACCGAGGGCTGAAACTGCGACCTTTTTGTTCGCCACAATGGCGAGTATAGATTAGGTGGTCGGCGCTGGTCGCAAAATCGCGCAATTTTTTGGATCGCCACACTGAGATTCACATGTCAAGGGGGGACATGCAACCAGACCCCAAAATCCCCGAATCCCGATTGCTCGTTTTGACATCCAAACGGCGTTTCGTGCCCGTATGAACATCTCTAATCATAGTCCGTCCAATGCAGCCGTCAGCAACTCACCCCCATTTTGGAAAATCCTGCCTTTTCACGAATTTCCCAAACATTTCAACCACAATTCGTGGTTCACAATTTTATGCTCCCCAAACGAAGATTTTGGAAGGAGGAACAAAAGATGAAATCCAGATTTTCGACTGACTTTTCAACTATTCGTAGCCCAAATCGAGTACTCACGCCCTTGAAAAGGGATTCGAAAATCTGGATTTCATCTTTTGTTCCTCCTTCCAAAATCTTCGTTTGGGAGGGATAAATTTCAGGGAATTCGTGAAAAGGCAGGTTTGTCCAAAATGGTGGTGAGTTGCCGACGGCTGGTCCAATGCGGACAAATGTCCGCCAAAATATACCAAAGAGACGGTGTGTGGACTTGCGGTCGATTTTTGGACACGCCGTTTGGACGGATTATGGTTAAATCGGGGATGTCGGGGTCTGATGCGATGTGTTGGTTTTTCTGGGATGCTATGAGCTTTTGTAACAAACTCGCAAGATGATTACAAAAGATAGTAGCATGCGATGATGCGATGTGTTGGTTTTCTGGGATGCTACTATCTTTTGTAGCAAGTTTGCAAGATGATTGCATAAGATAGTAGCAACCAGCGAAATCCCCGATTGAAAGATGTTCATACGGGCACGAAACGCCGTTTGGTTGACAAATGAGCAATCGGGATTCGGGATTTCGGGGTCTGGTCGCAACTGTGATGCGATGTGTTGGTTTGTCTTGGATGCTACTATCTTTCGCTCGATGTGTTGGTTTTCTGGGATGCTATGATCTTTTGTCACACGTTATCAAGATGATTACAAAGATGGTAGCAACTGTGATGTGATGTGTTGGTTTTGGTTTGTATGGGATGCTACTATCCTTCGCTTGATGTGTTTGGTTTGTCTGGGATGCTATGTTCTTTTGTGACAACTTTGCCCTGATCCTCTTACAAACTTTTTTACAAAAGAGAGCATCCAAAGGAGCAACGTATCATATGGCATAGCCTGGGCGAGTCTCCGACGCATCATCATCATCAACCAGGCTTACGTGCGGCATAAATCTAAACATTATGCTCCCCAAACGAAGATTTTGGAAGGCTTGACAAAAGATGAAATCCGGATTTTCGACTGACTTTTCAATGGTTCGTAGCCCAAATCGAGTACTCACGCCCTTGAAAAGTGCTTCCTTCGAAATCCGGATTTCATCTTTTGTTCCTCCTTCCAAAATCTTCGTTTGGGAGGGATAAACATGTCAAAGAACTCGTAGTATTTTATGCTCCCCAAACGAAGATTTTGGAAGGTCGAACAAACCTTTCAGAACGCGTTTCCCCGGGAAGCACTTTTCAACGTTTTGTACCCCAAATCGAGTACTAACACCCTTGAAAAGTGCTTCCCGGGGAAACGCGTTCTGAAAGGTTTGTTCGACCTTCCAAAATCTTCGTTTGGGAGGGGTAAATTTTGATATGTAAAACATGGACACAATCGTCTCAAACTCTAGCCCTGGTTAGGTGCTATAAGAAACGATTTAAAATGTGCTGAATGAAAGCATCCGAGAAACGATGTCCATTCTGATTCTACCTGACGATTTGTTCGGAGTAATTGGTTCGTACTTGACCCTGTGCTCGGCGAACATCGCATCTCGGACTTGTCGCAGGCTATATATGTCTTTTCCGGCGAGTCTACCAAGGCGTGGCGACTCTTCTCACACTGTTAAGCCAAATGAAGAGCATCAACTCTCATCCATCGCCAAATGGATGAGAGTGTACAACTTTACAGCACGAGTTTGTAGTCGCAAATTGTTCCAACAATGGCCAATGCGCGATGAGCACCATATCCAAGGCCGGTGGTTGCGACTCGACCTAAGTGACACAAAGGTTTTCACCGACGTCTGTATATCAGCACTCGGCAACGTCCACACGCTCAACTTAGCAGGCACAAGGGTCACCGACGTCGGCGCAGTCGCACTTGGACACGTCCACACGCTCAACCTAAGTTTCACAAAGGTCACCGACGTCGGCGCAGTCGCACTCGGCAACGTCCACACGCTCAACCTAAGTCGCACAAAGATCACCGACGTCGGCGCAGTCGCACTCGGAAACGTCCAC